AGCGGCTGGGACGTCTCAAGTGTTACTAACGGCGCTAACTTCCTTCTCAACGCCAACAACGCCCTAACCACTCAGGAATACAACAACACCCTCGTAAACTGGTCTCAGCTATCCCTTCAATCCGGTGTGACGTGGCACTTTGGCGATGCAACCTATGACGAGTATCACCCTAACACCCGCTATTACCTCGACTTTGACGGGGCGGATGACAATCTAATCCTAGATGCCGATACGATTGCAGCGTCAACCAATGCAACGCTGTATAAGACGTTCCGTGGGGATACGACGGATAATAATCAGATTATGTTTGGGACAAATGGTGGGCCTTTTATTATTGCGGCTCAGAGTGGAAGTGCAACCACACATTTAAGCGGCTCTGTCGGCTCCCCTGTGTACCGTGAGGACGGAACCATCCCGTCCTATACCACCCGTAATGACGTTTTTACAGCCCTTGTTGATAACACAGACCACACCCTTGGGATCGAAGAGGCAAAACTTTCGACAGATGCAACGTGGGCCTCCAGCGGTTTCTACATCGGTGGTGAGTATTCAAACTATTTAAACTCCAAAGGTCGCCTCTACGCATGGGCCGCAGTGGATACCCGCCTTGATGGTCGTGGCCGCGATCTCTTAGAAAACTTCATGATAGGAAAGAAAACCTCATGACCGAATACACAGTTCGATCCCTCGTTATAATCTGCCCTGTCGATCAGATAGACGCTGTTGACCAGATGGCGGGGTCCATTGGCTACAAGGCTGGGTTCTCCATCCCGCTGTCAGCCGATGGCACAGGTGAACCCACACACAAGGGGCTACACGCCACCGCTCGTAAGCATTTCCTGTGGCTGGTAACAGGACAGCCAGATGAGGTTCCGTCTGTGACACCCGCCCCGGCACCTTTGACAGAAGAGCAGTATGAAGCTGTTTCGGAGGCGGAAGCGGCGCTCGTTTACCCAGACCCGGAGAGCGAAACCTTTGAGGCCGATAAAGCCTCTTACCACACACAGCTCACTACTATTAGAAAGCCCGTTAATGATTACAACGCCGGGATGCGACGTAATCAGCAAGAGCAAGCTGAAGCAAATGCGATTACGCTTGCTCGTTCCAACTACGATGCTATTAATTCCGCATTGCTGGAGTCTGCGACAGAGGAGGAGATAAATGCAATTCGTTCATCTCTCATTGTCAGCAGCGATCCTGTTGTGGACGATGTATCTCTATACGGCAGTGCTCATGTTAATCATGTAGCTTCAGCTAATAATCTACAAGTCATTGAATCGTCTGATGCCCCTTAAACGTGGATCCTCCCGACAGACCGTTTCCAAGAATATTAAGACGGAAATGAAGTCCGGTAAGCCGAGAAAGCAGGCTATCGCCATAGCTTTGTCTAAAGCCGGCAAGTCAAAAAAGAAAAAGAAAGGTTAGCTTTGTGTCCATAGAACAAACACTATTAACATGGTGGCCGCAGCTTACGGCGCTCGCCGCGTTCGTATTTTACCTTTCTAAGGTAAATGCGTCTCAAGACGAGCGGGTGGCTCAACTTGAAAAAAAGGTCGAGAACTTGTTTGTTCTTTGGAACAAGCACATGGATTGGCTTCTAAGCGGGAAGAAGGAACCATGAAACCGGAAGACGTCCTGATCAAGCTAGAGCAGCACGAGAGTGAGTGTAATCTTAGATATCAGCGCATTGAAGAGCGTTTAGACGACCAGAAGGTTTCTCTAAGGGGTCTGGATTATAAGATTTGGGGCTTGGCAGGACTGATCATATTCGTCCCTTTTGCACAAAAGCTTTTGGGCTGATATAGTAAGTTTTTGGAGTAGCTACATGAAACCGTCTAAGGGCAAAGCAAAGGTTAAGGTAACCTCTTCTGGTAAGAAGGTAAGTTACGGTCAGGCTGGTAAAGCCAAGGGCGGTGGTCCGCGTGTAAAGCCGGGCACCTCTAAAGGTGACGCCTATTGCGCTAGATCCTTGGGCATTAAGAAACGTCTGTCTAAGAAAAAACAAAACGATCCGAACACGCCCAACAATCTGAGCCGGAAGCGGTGGAAGTGTAAGGGAGCAAAAAGTGCCAAATAAAACAGCTACCCCTCGGGGCCTAACTTATTTTAAAAAGGGCGGCAAAGTTTCTGCGAAGTCTAAAGGCAGCAAGATTTGCCCTGAAGGCAAGGCTTGGGCGAAAAGGACTTTTGACACGTACCCGTCAGCTTACGCGAACTTGTCGGCTTCTAAGTATTGTAAAGACCCAAACTACGCCAAGAAGTCCAAAGGCGGTAAGCGAAAGGGCAAGTAGATGGGTGAGTTAAAGAAGTGGCTAGATGAGGACTGGGTTCGAATAGACAGCAGTGGCAACATTGCGGGCGAGTGCGGAACGTCTAAAAACAAGAAAAACCCCGACCGATGTCTGCCCCGGAAGAAAGCTCAAAGCCTTAGTAAGTCTGAAAGAGCTTCTACGGCTAAGAAGAAAAAACGCGAAGGCGGCAAGGGCAAGCAGGTTGTGTCTAACACACGGGCCGCTAAAGTACGTAAAATGGCAAAAGGTGGTGTTGTAGCAAGGGGCTGCGGGTCTATCCTTTCAAATCGCAGAAAAGTAACAAAAGGGTCTGTTTCCCGAGTTTAGGAAAAAGTAATGACAACATCTGGAAGCACCAACTTTGAGCTGGACGTAACAGACTATATCGAAGAGGCTTTCGAGCGTTGTGGCTTAGAACCTCGCACGGGCGACGACCTTAAGACGGCGAAGCGATCGCTTAACCTTTTGTTGGCGGACTGGGCAAACCGGGGCTTGAACCAGTGGACGGTGAAGCAGAGAACTTTTACGGTTGCCGCCAATGACGGTGACTATGCGTTAGACCCGGACATCATAGACATTCTTTCGCTGACGGTCCGTCGAAGCGGCACGGATTACAGCCTGCAAAGACTTAGCCGGTCGGACTTTCTGAACATACCAAACAAAACCACTTCGGGACGTCCCAGCCAGTTCTTTCTGGATCGTCAGATTACACCCAACCTGAAGGTGTGGCCTGTGCCGGACAACAGCTCTGACGTAATTGTTTACGATGCGTTAACGCGGATACAGGACGCGGATACGTTCACAAACACAATGGATGTTCCTTTCCGGTTCTATCCATGCCTTGCGGCAGGTTTAGCCTACTACATTTCTATGAAGAAAGCGCCGGAACGGATACAGATCCTCAAGGCTGTTTACGAAGAAGAGTTCGAAAGAGCTGCGAGCGAGGACCGTGATCGGTCGTCTTTTAACATCAGTCCACACGCTGCGTATTACAGGTGATCTATGGGAAAGTTTGCATCAGGAAGAAAGTCCTACGCGATCTCAGATAGATCGGGTCAACGATATCCGTACCACGTCATGAAAGAAGAGTGGAACGGGTTACTAGTTGGACCGGATGAGTATGAGCCCAAGCACCCGCAGCTAGAGCCTCGAACTACCCCGACCGACCCGCAAGCTTTACAAAACCCGAGACCGGACAGAGTAGAGCCCCTGAGAGTTTTTGTGGGTGTGCCTTTGGTTGAGAACAACAGTTTAAAGCCTGCTACCGCCTATGGTTTTGCAGGAACAGTTACGGTGACCACGTCATGAGTTTTACATACGCACAGCTTAAATCTGCGATACAGGATTATACGGAGAACACGGAAACGTCCTTCGTAAACAACCTGCCTATATTTATTCGGCAGGCAGAAGAGCGTATTCTGAAGAATGTTCAGCTAAGTCTTTTCCGTAAAAACGTGACGAGTACGTTTTCCTCCGGTAACCGGTTGTTTGCTGCACCTGCCGACTTCTTGGCACCTTTTTCTTTGTCTTATGTTGACGCTAGTGGGGACCACCAGTTTCTAGAGTTTAAGGACCCTAGCTTTGTTCAAACATTTCACCCGAAACCTGCAACTACAGGCAGCCCTCGTTTCTACGCTGTTTTTGACATTGATAACTTTATTATCGGCCCAACCCCTGACAGCAACTACGCGACAGAGATACATTACTTCTATCGTCCGACAAGCCTGACGGCGGGTGCGGAAAGCGGTACTACGTGGCTGAGTGAGAACGCCGAGATCGCTATGCTCTACGGCAGCTTGATTGAAGCTTACACATACATGAAGGGTGAGTCGGATCTGACGGCCTTGTATGAAAAACGTTTTGGCGAAGCGCTTGTTGCTCTCAAGATGTTTGGCGAAGCCAAAGAAGTAAACGACGAGTTCATGACGGGTAAAGTTGTGAGGCAGAAACAGTAATGCAGGTAGAAGTCATAACAACAGATAGCAGGGGCTTCACCCCGGAAGAGCTGTCGGATCGGTGTGCAAAGAAAATTGTTTCTGTTGCAGACACTGCTCCGCCGGCTATTCGTGATCAAGCACATGCGTTTCAGTCTGCGGTAGAGGCGACTGTAAACTTTTACATGCACGAAGCTGTTAGGAATGATAGGCTTACGGTGTATAATGCTTTGTTGAGCGCGGGACATCCCAAGCTCGCCGAGTTAGTAAAGGATCTGTAGACGTGGCAATTACTGGTAACGTACTCTGCACAAGTTTTAAAAAAGAGCTTCTATTTGGGGTTCACGACTTTGCTGCCAGTGGCGGTGACACGTTTAAACTTGCTTTGTATACAAGCAGCGCAACTCTAAATGCGGATACAACAGCCTACACAACTTCGGGTGAGGCTTCGGGAGCCGGGTATTCCGCAGGTGGTGCCGCGCTTACTAACATAGACCCGTCGGCGGCGGGCGGTACCGGGTTTGCTGATTTTTCTGATCTTACGTTCAGCTCGTCGTCGATCACGGCTCGCGGCGCTTTAATATATAACTCAACGCCAAACACAGCCTCTATTGCGGTGACTAACCCAGCTTGTGCTGTATTAGATTTTGGTTCGGACAGGACGACCAGTAACGGTAACTTCACGATTGTTTTCCCGACGGCGGATGCAAACAGCGCGATCATTAGAATTGGATAGGGACATACAAGATGGCTAGTACGTACACCACCAACTTAGGTATTGAGAAGATTGGTAATGGCGAGCAGTCGGGTACTTGGGGTACTACGACCAACGTCAACTTTGACATTATTGACCAGTCGGTAAACGGGGTCCAAGTGATAACGTTGGCGGGTACCGGAAGCACGGGTTCCCCAAACGATTTACCGATAAACAGCGGTTCTACAAGCGCCGGCCACAATAAGTACATTGAGTATTCTGATGGCGGCGATCTGGGTGGTACTGCTTATGTGCGGCTAACGCCGGAGACTGCGGAAAAGATTGTTCACATCCGAAACAGTCTTTCTGGCAATCGAAGCATTATTGCGTTCCAAGGAACGTACAACGCGGCTCGGGATTTTGAGATCCCTAACGGGGCGGATGTTGTTCTTAAGTTTGATGGTGGTGGTAACAGCGCAGCGACGGTAACAGATGTTTTTGCGGATCTGACGGTTACGAAGATCACGGCAACCACGGTGGATATTAATGGGGGCGCTATTGATGGTACGACCATCGGCGCTAACTCGGCTGCGGCAGGTACTTTTTCGACGGTCAATATTGACGGTGGGTCTATCGACGGAACCACTATTGGCGGTGCGACACCTGCGGCAGGTAACTTTACTACTGTAGACATCGACGGTGGGTCTATTGATGGTGCTACCATCGGCGCTAACTCAGCAGCCGCAGGTAACTTTACTACAGTAGATATTGACGGGGGCTCCGTTG